GTTTGTTACCTGCGACATTTTTATCGTTTTTTTTCTCAGGCCGGGTAACAGTTTTTCTGTACCGCTCAATGTTGGCATTTGACGCATCAACATCAATGTCATCATCGACCAGAACCAGCCAACCACGGGCCTTCCACGTGGTTACGGTCTTGCGACTAACTCCGTGAAGTTTGGCAAAATCTGACTGGTTCATGTGTTACCTCAGTTGTTACCTGTTACCCAAATTTCAAAAGTTCATAGCTAGACGCAGAACGCGGCGCGCAATGCCCGTGAGTTAAAAAAGTCCGGGGAAGGACCCATTTTTTTATTGAGAGTCATTATCAAGTGCTTTTCCCTTCCCATGATCAGCCATCGACCTAAGGGGCATTTTTTTAAACGCCTCGAGTTCCCGTCGGCGCTGATCCAGTAGTTCTTCCCAATCTTCACCCACGCACTCAGGAGAATGGCGTAACAGCGCAGAATGATGCACTTCATCCTTTTGTACATCAGGGCTATTTATCTTTTTGCATGACATCTCTTTGATCTCCGATATATTCTTTTAATAATTTTTTCAAAGCGTTGAGGGATTGTTATGAGCCTAAGTATTATCACGAGCAGCGTAGTACTGAGCGCAATAGTTGCAGGTCTTATTGCATTGCTCTCGGGCTATTTTCAAAGGAAGGCGGATGTAAAAGCTAAAACTCGCGAACTGGCACTCACTCTTGCATTAGATGAATGGCGGCATCACTGCAAAATCGCAGAAGGTGGAAAAGTTGGAGTCGGTAGCCCTGACGCCTACCTTTATCGTTACCATCAAATTCTAACTGCAATGCAGCAAAATGAACTGACACCAGAGAAAATCGTAGAAATACAGAAAGATGTAATGTCTCTATCACTTGCTACTCAAGCGGCCACAGAGGAATTTAGAAAAACTCAGAACCTTCCGGCCCCTTTTGAATAACTTTTCGTTAAATTAAACATTTCAACATACGGTTCACACTTACTATGCAGCGCTTCACTATATGTGACGTTGCAATAACGAGCCGCGGTGGCTGCCCCCACATAAAATAGCAAACCATCTGCACAACTGATGTTCCGATGTAGGAACCAATAATGCACCCAAGTAATACGGATGATATTTGATCTAAAAGTTCCATTCACAATATTCCCATTATAAAAGCATTTATTTCGCTGTTCTCAACGCCTGATCGATGGCATTGCTTAAAGCAGCCGGCATAAGAACAGCAGCCATCTTCTCAGCACGATCCATGTAACCCAGAGTCGGTTTGACAGGAAGAGCATCACCGAACCGGATCAGCAACTTCGGCATTGGGTTCGTCTCGCGAGCGCGACGCGTTCCATTTGCTGACCGTTTCTGGCGTTTCTTCCCTTTCTTGCCCTTCTTTTCCTTTACTCGCTGCCACACGCCATTAATGCCATCAATGTCGCCAATGAACACATCAGGCTTTGCTTTGAGTTGAGATAGCTTATTGCGAGTCAGGTTGCCGTACTTGTTGAGCTTGATATCTTTCGGATTAAGCAGAGCCTGGCCGTTGAGTTTGTGCACACCGCCAAACTCGAACGGTTCCAGATATCCGGCTGCAATGTCACGAACAAAAACTTTCGCTGTCAGGCTGTCCCGGCGCGCTCCAACAGAGCCTACAGAATTAACCGTGAACGGTGTGGGAGTCTCAAGTTTGCGTTGAAAGGCTGTTTTCTCTGCGGCGGCTATCTGCCTGGCGACGCTTGTTAACGCCTGCGCCGTGGCAAACGGGACTTGCTTTTTTAGGGATTGGAGTTGGGCAGAAAGATCCTTGATATCGGCCATATTCATTCCAATAAAAAAACCGCCCGTAGGCGGTGGCTATGAAAGTTTCGTATATTTTACTTAATTACTTAAACCTGCCAATGAATCGATTTTATTTTCGATTCTTTTCTGCAGGCCTAATCCTGCATTAACCAACCCGACAGTTAGAGAAAAAGTTTCTTCTTCAACCAATAATTCCTTAAATTCACCATCTGTACATTTTTTTGCTTCAACATGAACATCAAAATATGGTTCTTTAATTTTAATATCTAACGATACTTCATACCCTTTATAAGCATATTCCATAGCAACCTCCATTGAATGAGATCACATCAGAACATGGCAACTATATCCTGTAAACATATGATTTTGTTGACAACTTTGTCAACTTTTTCAAGTAATTGAATTCACTTGATTTCGTTTCAATAAATTTTTCAACGCTTCTGAGCTTCAGCGGCATAGC